ATGTGATGGTCGAGAATCCCGGACGCCCTGTTAACAACATTGGTTTTGAAGGCTACACGCCTAGCGTGTTTTTCTATTTCATCACCAGCATTGACTACATTGCCCCCAATACCACACAGTTGACACTGCAACTTGATGTTTGGACAACCTATTATCAGCGTATCAATTTTGGTCGTAGTTACCTTGAGCGCGGACACATGGGTATTGCTGCAACCGATTCATTCGACAACTATGGTAAGAACTGGCTGACACAGCCTGAAGGCTTGGATATGGGCTCCGAGCACCAGATTATGCGAACTTATCGACGCATGCTTGCAGATGTCACTAACTTTGACTACATAGTGGTTATTGCTTCAACGACAAACTTAGACAACGTAAATGGTTACGGAAATTCCAATGACCCCAAACTTTCTATGGCAGACGCATCTAAGGTTGAAGGTCTTCCGAACGGAACCAATATTTATGCTTGCACATTCTCCGAATTTCGCGCAGGAATGTTTGGCCTAAGGTTTGCTCCGTGGGTTGCTCAGGGCATTGGGTCAATTACAATTCTGCCAAAGGACATTATTGACCTGAACGCTGGAATAAAGATAAAGGTGGGTGAGGGGCTAGAGCAAGGGAAGTGGACTGAAATTAACGACAATAGTGTGTATATTAACCGTAACTATTCGCTAACCGACGCAAGTTTTAGAAACGAATTTCTTTCTTTGCTTCCGAAGGAATATCGGGAACTAAAGAAATTTGTGACATCACCATACTGCATTGTTGAGTTGACAACATATTCTGGCAACCCTGTTGAATTTCGACCTGAGTCTATTCGCACCGCAGGCATTAACATTGATCAGTATGCACACGTCGCCCCACCTAATCCATCTTTGTTTTTCACCATCCGCGATTACAATACGATTACAGAATCTGTGATTGTAGAGCGTCGCGCCGGTAAGGTGACTAATGAATATGGTGAAGGATGGGACATGTGTACGGGATACACGTCACTGCCTACGTTTTCCGCGGTTAATAATTCTGCGCTGAATGCCCTTGCATCATCGGCTCACACAGCGGCCGCCCAAGTGAATAACGCAAAGTGGCAGCAGCAGCGCGCGCAGCGTGCCGCTAATTCGGCGCGTGACGTTGCTAATGCGGGTATTGCTGCTACTCAGGCTGGGGCCGAGAATTCTATGTGGGGTAATTCTGCTATGGCGGATTCGCAGTCGCGCTACAATAATATGCGGGCTACCGTGCAGGCTACTCAGGGTGCCATGACAGCACTTGGCGGTGTTATGGGGCTGAATGGTTCGGCGGCTGGTGCTGGTATTGGGCAGGCGGCTACGGCTGGGGTTAGTGCTATGATTAATAATTCTCAGGCACAGTCGACGGCTAATATTCAGAATCAGTTGGCTAGTGGTGCTTCACAGATTTCTCAGCAGCAGCAGAGAACTGTGCGAGACACTAACTATGAACTGGCCCAGTTTGCTGCTAATGGGGACTATGAGGCGGCTATTGCGTCGATTAACGGTCAACGTCAGGACATGCAGGTTATTCCACCGTCTGTTGTCGGACAGACGTCAGGGTATGTGTCTGCAATGGTCTCTAATGGTCTCGTGATTGATGCTAGAATTAGGAGCGTCTCTCCGGCCGCCATGCGTAGTATTGGTGATTTCTGGCTTAGGTATGGGTACTTGATGAATACTTGGATTAAGTTCCCAAAGACTCTTAGCCTCATGACCGAATTTACATATTGGAAGATGGCTGAGTGTTATTTGGTTGATACAACCATTCCTGAAGGATTTAAAGCCAGTGTGCGTGGAATCTTTGAAAAGGGAGTTACTGTATGGCGCTCCCCTCAGCGTATTGGAAACACAAATGTTCGCAATAATCGGATTGACAAGACTGTTAGGGTGACTCTTAGTGAGTAAAAAGGATTATGTGCTTAACGGCATCTACAAGAAAATTATGGCATCTCCCCCGTCTTCGTCCGAGGCACGGCAGATGCAACTCGAGCATATGTACCGTCGACAGTTGATGGGCAAATGCCTTTCCCGGTTTACCTGGGAGGGCCTGCCCAATGGGATTGACCCTCGTTTCATTGAAGCAACCATCTTCAATAACGGATACTCAGTTTTCTATTTCGATAGTTTCTTCGAATTGTTTATGGCAATGCCGGCAGCAATTTCAGGTCCCCTAGACATTCAGGACAACCCTACGGGATACCGCGTTACTCGGAACGGCGTCTATTCGCGCGAGGTGAGTGCTTCCGACTCGGTGTGTATCTGGGGTAACCAGGTTCGGGAACCTGAAATTGACGTGGTGCTCTCATACGCTGCGAGACTTGCTCAGATTGACAGGACAATCGAAATTGACTTGCTGAATGAGCGCAATCCCATGATTGTTGCTTGCTCTCAGGACCAACGCCTCACTATCCAGAATCTTATTTCTAAGATTTACGATGGTGAGCCCGTCGTATGGGGAACTGAGAATATGAGTATGGATAATCTCGCTAATACTATTGGTGTGTTTCCTCTTAATCAGAATGCTGGTACTGGGGCTGTTTCTTCAATCAAGCATATGGAGTCTAAGTCCAAGATTTGGGGTGAGGCGCTTACGATGCTTGGAATTATGAATGTGAATTCCGAGAAGCGTGAGCGCATGGTGGTTGAGGAAGCGGCTGCTAATTCGGGGCAGGTGCTTGCGTCTCGTGAGTCGTTTATGAAGCCGCGTGAGTTGGCGTGCGAGCAAATTAATGAGAAGTTTGGGCTTAACGTGTCATGCTATTGGGCGGTAGACGATAATGCCGCACCGAATCTTAATGACTATCTTGCTAATTCCAATTTGACAACCTATGGGGGTGACGATGTCAGTAACAACGATAATGCTTCGTGATGTAGTTAAGTTAACCAATGACCATATTGGGCTTGATGACTACCCGATCTTCGATGAAGCATACAGGAAAACACTGAATGACCGGATTAAGAAGACCTATTGGCTTCAAGAGATTGCTCACGAGACAATTGATATCTTTATCTGGCGGCTAAGCCTTAAGATGGAACTGATTATGCCCCGGTATAATCGAATGTATCTGGCTGAACTGCAAAACACGGACCCGCTCGAAGGCAACCGTCACTACAGCGAGACCAGTCAGGACGGCAAGTCCCAGAACTCTGGGATCAACCACCAGACGGGTAGTGGTAGTGGCACCAACAAGTCCAAGGGGCGCACCGTGGGCTCGGATACTCCTCAGACGCGGCTTGCGGGAGATGGGGACTATGCTACGAGTATCAGCGACGCAAGTACGTCCGGCGACACCACGTCGCGTAACGAATCAGACAGCACGTCATCTTCAAATAGCAACTACGTCAATAATCAGCACTCGAATTCGTGGGGCTATTCGGGCTCTAAGGCCCGCGCGATTGCTGACTATCGGGGAACACTACTTAATGTTGATGACCTGGTGATCGCAGAACTGAGTGATCTTTTCATGGGGTTGTGGGACACGGACATGCCTCACACCCCCGGCGGACTAATTAATGGATACTCTTTCGGACTAGGACTTGGAGGATATTATGGCTACTGGTGACGACATTATCGGCTCTATTGACCAGGCGCTTTGGCGTGTTCAGTCACGGTCGGTGAACAACATTACACCGTTTACTTATCGTGACGGGCTTACGTATATTGACGTGCTTGAGCGAATTCGCTCTAGCGTAATTGACGTCATTACGTTCACGAATTCCTTTGGTGAGGAACAGGACAAGATTATCGCCAAACTGAATGAGACGGTCACCAACTTCATTACTGAAGTTGAGAAAACACATTCAGGTTGGAATAAGGAACTGGATACTAAGAAGACCGCACTTGAGTCGCTAATCGAAGACTTCAAGCACCGCCTTATTGACGCCGAATTCCGCGAAATTGATGGCAATTACATTGAAGCACCACTTAAGTCGCCTGCCGGTAAGCGAGTTACGCTTACAACTAAGGCGTGGGGAGACGCGCTAAAGGCCCAGAACACTCAGTTTCAGACAGAGATTCAGGGTAAATTGGACCAACAGCGCAGGGACTTCGACAATCGTTTCCCGGCCTACTACACGAAGACCGAAGCTAACGATATCTTCCTCGAGGACCCTAAACTCACTGAAGGGGTAGTCATTGGTTCATCTAATGCCACGATTGAAGCAAGCCGTTGGACTGAATCTCTTTGTCGTGAGTTAGGACTTAACCCTAACGTGTACGCAATTGGCGGGGGAGGTTTTACTTCAACGTCTGACAACAACTTTCTGACTCAGTTGGATAATGCCAAGCAGGGAATGTCTGAGGACAAGCGTCGCAGAACTAAATGCCTGTTTGTGATCGACCTATTGAATGATATCCGGGCACAGAATTCCGTGGCTGATAAGGCGACAACTTTCTTCCGGCTGGCTAGGCAATACTTCCCTAACGCTGATATTCGAGTTCTCCCGGTTATCTTCAATGAGTCGTCATTGAATGAGTATGTTCAGATGGCAAGGTCTTGTGTATCTCGCACATTCGAGGTAGTAAACTCCGGCAAGCCCTACGGCGCCGTCGTCTGCGAGGGCTCGCGCACCTGGGTTCATTGGGGCGATGAACAGGCTAAGTCCTGGGACCAGGGCCCGGATAATGTGCACATGACGGCTGCGGGTTACACACATGTCAAGGAACTGTTTAAGGTGTGGATTAATGGCGGCTCGAGTTGGTTTAATCCCCCGTCCGCCCCATTGCATCCTTTCTCAACTAGTGCTGTTGTTCACGACAAAAACTATCTCGTTTGCGAGCGTGACAGAGATTGGGTAAACATTCAGGGTACCTTTATGGTTGCTGGAAGCAATGCCGGATATGACACCAAGTTAATGGGGCTCCCAGGATGGGCTCGCCCATACGATGGGGTTATGTCCACAATTGTTGGGAATGACAGAACATACAAATACATTTATGTTCCGAAAACCAATGGAATCTATGTTGGAGACATTCTCTCGGCAAATCAGACATACCAGGTCAATATGACTTACAAGATTTGGTAAGTGGACACGAATAGCCTGCCCCGATATACTTGGGGCAGGCTATTCGTTTGGAGGAACCATGGCATGGGACGCCACGGCAAAGAAAGTCGCCATTAAAGCGATTGGGCAAGTTGAGTCATCTATGGATTACTCGGCAATCAACTACAACGACCCAATTACCGTCGGAATTGCACAATGGTACGGCACGCGCGCTGCGACCATTCTCAACCGAATGCGCGGCGTCCATGCTACGGAGTACGCAAACGTCGATAGTAGTTTCAGGTCCCGGCTCGAGTCCGTCCCTGAATCCGATTCGTCCTGGAACACCTATTACCTGTCTCGCCCTGTAGGCGATAGCCTCAAGCCCCTACTTAATGCGAGCAAGGACATTCAGGGCGACCAGATTGTCAAGGACCTTGAAAACTACTTCAGTGTTGCTAAACAGTATGGGATTAACCCCGACACTGATACTGACGCATTTATTCTCTGGTGCGTTGCATACCACCAGGGACCGCGTTACGCTTTTCAGGTTGCCAATCACTACAGTGGTGGTGGCCTTGATGAGATGTATTCTGACATCATGGCTAACGGTGTGCTTGGCCGGTATAGTAATCGGTATACTCAAGCCAAAAATATCATTGCGGGCAAAGACACTAGTGGTGTAGGCGAGGGTGGCATTAGTGCAAACACTCCCGGAAATGGTGGAAGTATTGGGCAGAATTCTCAGTCGGTAAACGTGTCTGGCGGAAAACTAATTATTACTGCCGACGACTCGGGTATCCTTACCCTGCGCTCAAAGTTCGGCAATTACCAAATGTATTCTCGCGGACATAATCTTTGGGAAGTAAACCTCAAAGACATTCAAGAGAAAATCGTTGGACAAAACCTGCAAGCCAACGCTGGGGGTGGAGGCGGTGGAGGCGGAACTCCCGCCCCCGGAGGTTCCGGTAAGGGCGCGGCCGCACTCGCGTGGGTAATGGCCCGATTGGGTAAATTCGCCTACTGTCAGTGTCCGGGGAGGCAGGACCCGGACAATAGTGGAATCACAGACTGTAGTGGCTTGATGTATGCAGCCTATAAAGCAACGTCTAATACATTTGTTGGCACTTGGACTGGCGATCAATACTTCCGCGGGGCTGAACCATTTCCTCGCCGCGGCGGGGCTATGACCGCCGCTGAACGGTCCCAGTTGCGGCCTGGGGACATGATCGTCATGGCGTGGAAATCAACGGGTAGTTATTATCCTGAGACTGACCACGTTGAAATGGTTGTAGACTCGAATACGCTTGTGGGCCATGGCGGTAATCCTCATTATGGTCCGGTTACTAAATCTATTGACGTACTCGCCGGTACTCGCTGGTGGACTGTAAGGCGGCACGAATGAAAAAGAAGTTTTCCTACTATAGTTTTTCTAAAGTGCTCTCATATGCGGGAGTATTTAATATGATTATGGGCGCCCGTGGTCTAGGCAAGACTTATGGGGCCAAGAAAATCGTTATTAAGAATGCAATCAACAAGGGCCAGCAATTCATTTATCTTCGTCGCTACAAGACTGAACTCAAGGGGCGCAACAGTTTCTTTGCTGACATTCAGCATGAATTTCCCGATGAGGAATTCCGTGTAGAAGGGCAGTATGCTCAGCGTAAGGTGGGGAAGAGATGGGAGACCATTGGTTATTTCATTCCGCTGTCTACTGCGCAAGCAAATAAGTCTATTGCGTATCCGAACGTGTACACGATTATCTTTGATGAGTTCATCATTGATAAAGGTTCACTGCGCTATCTTCCTGATGAGGCTAAGGTCTTTATGGACTTTTATTCTACGGTAGACCGTTACCAGGACCGTGTGCGTTGTCTTATGCTTTCCAATGCGGTTAGCATTATGAATCCCTATTTTATTCGTTTTCACATTGAGCCAAAGGAAGGAATTAGTCGTCACGCGGACGGGTTTATCGTCACCGATTTCGTTAACAGTGAGCAATTCCAGTCCGAAGTGGCGCATACCCGGTTCGGTTCATTCATCACGAATTATGCTGAGGACTATGCAGACTATTCCATCTCAAACAAATTCGCGGACAACTATGACGACTTTGTCATGAAAAAGACCGGGAAAGCCAAATACGCATTCTCTCTCCGTTGTCCCGAGGGTGAGGTCTCGGTGTGGATCGACGGTGGGACGTGGTTCGCCCAGCGCCGCCAGCCGCGCGGGGATAGGGTAAGATGGGCCTATAAGGTCGCGGACCTGAGGGAGGGGGAGCGGCTACTCATGTACGGAGATAAAGTACTTTCAATTATGAGAAGCACGTATAGAAAAGGTCGACTTTTCTCCGACTCACCCGAAACTAGAAATATGTTCGCTGAAATCTTTGTCCGATAATGATACACATTAACCCTACAACAATTGACGTTGCCCTAATTCTAGGCGTCGTATCTCTATTAACAATCGTTGGGCGTTTCATCTACCGGGCCACGCGCTTTATGGATCACTTATCCGCAATGCTGAATGCGTGGGACGGGAAAGATGGTGTGCCCAGCGTGCTGGACCGGCTTGAAGATATTGAAGAGAAACTGAAGGATGTTCAATATCATGTCAAGCCGAATCATGGCGGCTCAAGCGTAGACGCGCAAAACCGTCAACTCAAAGAAATCATTTCCTACCTCAAGGAGAAAAACAATGGGTGAGCACGAGTCCCCCAAGCCTCCCTTTATCCCCGATGCTTATCGTATGTGGATTTACACTGTGTGCGTTGGTGTCCTTGTCTGCCTTGGAGTGTGGGGCATTCTTGATGGTGACAAGATTAGTGCCCTTAATTTCCTCTTCGCCGCATTCTTCGGCGTAGCCGCAAGCAACACCCCGCGAGGAAAGGCGTCCTGAATGGTCACCCGCGCAAGCATTATCTCCGCAGCCCAGGAGGAAATCGGCTACAGCCGCTGGGCCGACGACGAAGCAGGTTCCAAGTATGGGCGCTGGTACGCCCAGGTAACCGGCTCACCCAGTTTCGGCGCCAGCGGCGTGCCCTACTGTGACATGTTCGTGAGTTATATTCTCGCCAAGGTAGGCATTAACTGGGTCAGCGCCTACGTCCCCGGCCGCGAGAACCAGGCCCGCCAGCGCGGCGCCCTCCTTAC